ATAATTTGACTTGTAATTCTTTTGTTTGTTCAACGAGGACATTTTGTAATTCTTTACTTTGATTAAGTATATCTAAGAACATTTTCGGTGTTAATACATTACTCAACAATGTATTTTGTAAGTTATTTGGTTCTTCGTTGTTGATAAATAAACATTTCTTTTTATGTTTCCATAGCCCACTATTTGTTAAAAATTGTTTTGAACATATATCACATATATTGGTCGCGGTTTTTTTATTTCCATCGATTTCCAAATCTCTCTCTCTTTTATTTTTATTTTTTATATGTTTTGGTGTGATTAAATGTTTATTTAAATCACTTTTTTTGCTCGTATGATAATCACATAAATTACAATGATATGCGTGTGTATTATTCTCTGTATTATCATAAATTTTTTGCTCTACTATTGTATTATTTTCTACAAATAATTTTTGTTTTTTAATATGTTTACTAGTTTGATTATGTATTTCCATACATTTTAAATTCTGTAATTTTACTTTACATATTTCGCAATTATATATAATTTTTTCAGTTGGTTCACTTTTTTTTATTTTTAATTGCTGTTTCGGTTTCGGCATTGGTTCTATACTATTTAATGTTGCGTGTAATAATTCAAAATATTCTTGTTCTTTTTTTCTTGCTTCATAATGGTCTTTACAATCAAAAAATCCAACGATTTCCATTTTCCAGTTGGTCCATCCACCATTATTACGAATTACCTCATATAATTTACAATCATAATTAGATGATTTATTATTTGTACAACTCTGTTTATGTGCGTGTTTTCGCTGCACAAAATTTGTTGTATGACCAACATATACATCTTTTATATTTATGTCTTTACACGTGATTTTATAAATGATAGTATTTGAATAATCAATATCAGTTTTGGGCATAATATTATTTATAATATATAATATTTATATAATTATTTTAAAAATATTTTAAAAAAATATTATAATATATCTTTAAAAAAATCTCTAAAAAAACTCGCCTAGACAATTTTGTATGAAAAAAATTATGCAAACAACATTTTCTTCAAAAAATGAAAATTACTGCAAAATGCTTTGAAATCGTTTTTTCACATTTTTCTGAAAAAATTGATCGGCCCTTTTTCAAAATTGGACATTTTAAAAATGTCCATTTTTCGAAAACCTCTACTACTTTATTTTTGGACTTTTTCAATAATTTTATAATAACACCGAAAAATAATAATTTTATGTTTTATTATAAAATTATTACGAAATACAACTTGTTGAAATTATATATCCTTTGAGATAACAATTTCACGGAGCACATTTTTCATTATTTTGTCTCGAAATTTCGTCTCTTGTTCATCGCCAAATCCGCCTAATGCTACCATTGCCATTTCGTTGAATCGGGTGTTCGCTGTGGTATTGTTCTCTCTACATTCCGGATATTCTTGTTGCCACTCTTGAACTTGATTTAAATTTAATTGGGCGATACTGTTGATAGCCCATTTTAATTTTTTCTTTTCTTGGTTCTCTTTCTCCCACGTATCATTGTCTTTCACATAAACGGTTTCCCTTTTCATATCTGTGCAATGAAGAGGACGTCGTTCAACTTCTAACCTTTTCAATTCATTGATGAAAATACGTGAAATACCATCTACAAAACCTAAACGTCCAGTCGTTTCAAAATCTTGGGTAGTTAGTTTAATCGATTGAATGAAATCTTGAATATTCATGGCGTTTTTACAGGTTTCATTGAGGAAGAAATTCAAGTTGAATTGATTATTGGAATTCACCATACTTGGTTTCTTGGCTAATTCTATAATTTGTTTATGATGTTCGTCGCTTCTCTCTATGATTTGTTTATTCTGTTCTAATAACTGTTGACTTTGTTCTAATAATTTGGCTTGTAATTCTTTATTTTGTTCAACGAGAACATTTTGAATTTCTTTACTTTGTTTGATAACTTCCAATATCAAATTCATAGGGATATTATTTGTTTTTTCTTTATTTTCACATCGTTGTTTATGATTCCATAAACTAGAATAATGATTGTATTTTTTTCCACATTCACAAGATAATTTAACATCATTATTCGTAATGGGATTTGTAATGGGATTAATTTGTGGTTCATTCATATTTTTTATATGTTTTGCTGTTAATAAATGTTTAGAATAATCTTTTTTGTTATCAGTATTGTATTCGCATGTTTCACACATATATTTGGGAGGTTTAATGGGATTTTCAAGCATTTGGCGTAAATGCTTATTTGTTAATAAATGTTTGGAATAATCTTTTTTGTTATCAGTTTTGTATTCACATTTTTCACATATATATTTGGGATTTATCCCATTCTCCAATTTTGAAACATTTTGTCCTAACTCACAATAATTTGTTATACTATTGTCTATAATATTTTCTCTGTATGATGCTCTATTACTTTGCTCTAATATTTGTTTCTGTTTTTTAATATGTTTATTACATTGATTATGCTTCTCCATACTTTTTAAATTTTGAAATTTTATTTTACATATTTCACAATTATATATAATTTTGTTGATTGGTTTATATTTGTTCATTTTCAATTTCATAATCTGTTTCGGTTTCAGTTTCGGTTTCGGCATTGGTTCTATACTATTTAATGTTGCGTGTAATAATTCAAAATATTCTTGTTCTTTTATCCTTGCTTCATAATGGTCTTTACAATTAAAAAATCCAACTATTTCCATAGTCCAGTTATTCCATCCACCATTATTACGTATTGCTTCATATAATTTGCAACTATAATTCAGAGATTTCATATTTGTACAACTCTGTTTATGTGCGTGTTTTCGTTGCACAAAATTTGTAGTATGGCCAACATATACATCTTTTATATCTGGGTCTTTACAAGTGATTTTATAAATAATAGTATTCGAATAATCTATGTCAGTTTTGGGCATAATAATGATATTTATAATATATTATAGTATTTATATAATTATTTTAAAAATATTTTATAATTCTCTTATAATATTCACCCTAAATTTTACCCCATTCTAAAAATGTTATAAAAAATTATGCAAACAACTGAAAAACAAAATTTTCACTTTTACTGCAAAATGCTTTAAATTCAAAAATCCACATTTTTCCAAAAAAATTGATCGGCCCTTTTTCAAAATTGGACATTTTTAAAATGTCCATTTTTCGAAAACCTCTACCACTTTATTTTTGGACTTTTTTAATGATTTTATAAGAACACCGAAAAATAATAATTTTACTTAAATAAATAAAATTATTATGTATATGAAGTGTTGGAATATCCTACGCCGGAGGTAATGGAGCCAAACACAATTTAATTTCACCCAAGGAGGCGACATCATATTTTACAATCAACGGCAAATCATTTCCCAAGTACATTTCTAAATGACTACATAAAGGAGTACATTTAATAAAATGACTCAAACTCTTCAATGAAAATTCGCCTTGAATGATAACCGAAGCATCAGGTTTCTGTATAAATTCCATATATCCATCGGATTCAGAACGGAAAATGCGCGAACTGGCGAAGTTGCCTTCACAAGAAAATATCAAATCATTACCTACGGATTTGATTTCAATACGGTCCGAAATACCATTCAAATCACGAATGATTTTTTGGAAATCGGCGGTAGGTAAATTAATGACTGTAGAATATTCCACATCGGGAACCACGAGTTCCTCCGTATCGGGCTCAATCAATCTAAGTTTTTGACTATAACATTGTTTGATATCCCCATTATCATATTGAAGCCCCAAATGAGATACAATACCATCGTGATAATCGGCTTTATCAATATACATAGATAGAGTATCGTCATTCGACATGGTGGAAATGACTTTGAATAAATGAAGTGTATTTGCGCAAACGATGATTTTATCTGGATTACATACATATTGCTCGAATTTATGAGATTTTAAACTAACATTCACTAATATGGTATGTGTTTTATCGAAGTTGATAATTTTCATTCCCTCTTTGGTAAACGTAATGGTAGCATCGGTTAAGATATCTTTAATTGCCGTAATCATATTACGTATAGGTTGAATTTGAACGGTTTTTATGGTTAATACATTATTTTGTTCGTTCATTCTCTGGTAATAAAATATAGTGAATACTATTTATATACTATTTTATTTATATCATTTTTTCATATATTTCGCTATTATTGATAAAAAGAATAACAATGAAAAGAGGGGCATATTTGTTTCATTCACCATTTTTATAATCGGTTCTCTAGAGTACCGCGTATCTTTTAATTTAAATAAATTTTTCAAAATCGGTAAAAATATGACGAAATATATCGCAGCGAAATAAAGATTCCCATATAATTTCAGTATGTGGAGGGCGTTCCATAGAATATTGACGTGTAATATGAAGGAAGCAAGTCGCCACGCATGGTCAAAACCGAATACTACTGGAAAAGTATAAA